GGGTTCAAAGTCTTGGACTTCTTCGGGCGAGTAGAACCCTGTAACAGAGCCTGGGTAAACTGATCGAATGCCTTCACTAATACAACGTGATCGGAGCATAGCTCTTGGAAACTTTTGCCATCCAGAGCCTGGCTTAACAAGACCAATCGCTCTTGCTTGGTCAATAGTCCAAGTGACCACAAGAGATCCACCATTCGGATGGCTAAATGTTCCTGTAACACGTTCATCTGTATACACCTCCCAGTTAACTTTACCACCGGCTGCCTGAAACCGCGCCATCATTGCATCGGCCTTGAGTGCAGGACGGCCTTGAATAACGTGATAATCACGGGCTGCTGTAGCAAAGGCGTGGCCTTCAGCCTGTGCGACCATGCCAAGTGCCAACACCTGATTAATGTCGGTTAAACCGAATAATCGAGAATCAGCGATAGCTTTAGCCATCTGTTGCATTTCTTGAAACGGTACGATATTGCTCATTTTTACTCTCCTAATAAATTATTTAATTAAAAACCTACGACTGCCGGCTGATTCAATGACAAACTGCTTGTACAGGTCTGGCATTGCTTGCTTGAACAAGTCTGTTGAGAACTTTGCACTAGACTTAGATGACTTCCAACTCACTAACGTCGAGCCATCAATACTTCTGATCTCTTCGTTGTCAGTCATGTAGTTTCTGATCTGCACTTCCCAACCTTCGTAAACGGTCTCTAGCTCCTTTATTTTGCCTTTGAGTACCTTTAGCTGTTCAATGGCGTGTTCAACGTCCTGCGTGGCTGTAATCACGCCAGCGGTGCTCACTGGATAGACCAACTTGGTCTGATCGACTGACTCCGGTGTTGGCAAGGTGCCTAATTTGACATGACTCCAGTTGACGGCCATCTTTTGGATGAGTTCAGTCTTTTCTTGTTCCGAAATCTCAAAGACATAATGCTTGAACTCTTGGCCGCCGAATAAGACTGCAAAACAGACCTTGTTGACGTTATGTACCGCTGCTTCGTGAACCAATTGCGCGTAGTCTGCTGGCGGGATGCGACCTTGTTCAAAGTCGTACTTGTTGCGCGTAGCGGCGTTGTAGTTTTTGGCTTCAACCAGGATTGTTCCATCAGCCGTAATCCCGTCAAAATGAGAGCGAAACCAACTTTCAGTAGGATGAGTAAGCATATAGTCAGCATCTTTAACTTCAACCTTCATAGCGTTTTGAGCCAAGCGTAAGATAGTTGGCTGCATGACATGGCCCATCTGCACAGCTTCGATCTCAGACAAGTCTGGCGCGTCTTGTTTACCTTGTTTGATCAGGATTTGGTCAAGAGCACGACCGTTAGCTGCTTGGCGTGTATCACTCGCCCACCAGGCTGAATTGCGTACTGCCGGTGCAAAATCGTCTCTATCGTTCATTTTTAATTTCCCCTTGCTTGTTTAATTGCAATGTTGGCGAAGTCTTTAATTGTTTGCATACTGAACGAATTATCTGTTTCAGCTACCGCAACAATGGCTCTAAGAGCAGATAACATATCAGCACAAGCCTTGCGCTCTGATGCCGCGCCTAATGAATGTCCTCTTGCTTTGTCAATAATTCGTTCAAATGCGTCACTATGACTCATGCCTAATGCTTTACCAATTAGCGCAAGAGTTTCGTCAATCATGTCATCAAATTCGATGGGTGCTGATTTTTTAAGTATTTCCAATGTTGATTTTGCATCCTCCAACGCTTCAATATCTGCGCTGTTGACTTGCCAGAGCGAATCAATATCTGCTTCAAGTTCAGCGTTTACAGTGATAGAAATGGTGCCTGATTGGTTTGGAGTAGGTTGCTCCATTTCTTGGGCGTATAACTCGTTTAACCGCGCTAACTGTTCAGCCTGGTCCTTTACTAAAGTCTGTAAACGTGCGATTTCTTTGCCCTGGCTAATCATGAGCCGTTCAAAGCCTGTAATTGCTGAAATCATTTCGTCACCTCCAAGTGATATTGAGCCACAATCTTGCCGTTTGGCATGATTAATGACTTAGTTTTAATGTCGTGGCCTTGTTCGCGTAATTCTTTGATCCTGGCGGCTAGTCTGAAACATCCGCACCCATGTAACGCTTCTAAAGGCGTGAGGGGGCGTTGTTCCAGAGCCTGAAGTATCCATTGGCTCTGGGACATGGTTAGACCTCTTCTTTCAGTTCAAAGTATTTAGCTTTGGCACCGCAACCGACATGATTCCACGACCGCTCACTTTCGGCGAACATATCGTTGAATTTGACTAGGCCGGTGACTAAAGACACGCCATCTGGACGATGACATTTAATGTCTTTGAGATGTTTGCAATTAATGCAAAGTTTGACGTCTTGCTGAACCTGATCCATCTTATACCCCTTATGTTTGACCTAATTAAGTTGAACTACACACACACTATACATCAAATAATCAACTAACACACAATTTAAATTAAAGATTGTTGTATTTCTGTTGGAACAAAGAAATTCCACTGTGCTGGCGCATTGTGCGATTCAATCCTTGCCCTCATCACTTGCGCCCTGACTTCTTTGCTTGGTGGCATATAGTTACCTTTCCAAGATTGGTCGATACCAATGTTTCTACCAATGTTCGTGCTGTCAGCTGACGCGAAAGGTAACTTTGTAAAGATGTCAGGGTTCAACATTCTCAGGCCGTGCAACTTAACCAATGGTTGCCCCTCATCATTGCAAATCACCCGCATAGCCTGCGCGATACGTTGCCACCATTGCTGTGTGCCAATTGTTGCGTAATCACCACTACTGCCTAAACAAACCCTTGGATAATCGTTGCATAGTCTTTCTAACCTATCAAATGATTCGTGCATATGCCAAACAGGCGCACCAAACCATGTCGGGAGCGGCCATTCAGCAAGTAACGCATCATTATCTGCTTCAGACCCATCAATCACATCAGGAATCACAGCAAAGTCACAAGACGGTACTAACTTAGCCTTTGATGCCCAGTCATAGAACCCTGACCAATCTAGAATAGGTTTACCCTTCTTCCATGCGCTAAAGGCACCATTGTCTACGGCAAAACTTTGACAAACTTCTATAGCAATAGACAATTGATCAGGATGTGCATAACTGATAAAGGCGTGGCCGGTAGTCACAGCAAGCGCGGCAGCAGTACCAGGCGTAATTGGTAGACCGTGGTAATGGATCATTCTTATCCCCTAATTAAATTAAATACCCATATGCTGCCCTATCTCTTCCCGAAAACCCCCCTACCCCATGACAGGATAAGTGAGTATCGGCTCTTCCCCCATTACGGGATGCAGATGCTAACCATCGGTTAGACCCCTCGACTTCTGCATTCAACCAGTCGCACGGATTGTTACGGATTTGCACCGGCTCATATGACATCTATGGCTTACCGTGTAGACCCTTCTCTCGACGGCCACCAGGTCTAGGTGCACCATTAACGCAGTCGGTACGGTTGCGCGTGACCAATAAAAAAGCCGCTTTAGAGTGCACCTTGTTGGTCGACCCTCGCGGGACATTCTCTATCGGCTTCAAGGCGCAAGAGAATCAAGATACACACTAAAACGGCTTAGATTTGTCGACCAAGACAACACCCGATTTATAACACGGGGTTTTTACTTTAGCAACCCCCATGCTGTTCTAGCCACTTCTGGTACTTGTCCATTTCCAATGGCTTTAAGTCTGTCCACCCTAGCGGCCACCCCATGACCCACTCGACCCACGTTGGGTTCAAAGTGCCACCATCCGGGTCTTGTCGCTCCTCTGGATGATTGCCCAACATCTTCTGCATTTTCCCCGATGGTTTCCCGTAAGCATCCTCGTTTGCTGTTGGTGTCGGCCAATACTTGTCCCGCTTGCTTTTGCAACTGCCCTTGGTCAGCATCAAATATTCTTGATACGTTTTTGCTATATTGGCAATCATTGCTATTTGTCCGTCCGACCTCCATGCTCCTCCCTTGCTCGCAGTCGGTGTCGGCCATTTCAACCGTTTCTTTAATGCTTTCCGACCGTTGCTGCCACCATCTAACCCGGTTGTGTTCGGCGTGTGAAAGAATGTTTCGTTGTTTGGCTCTGATCCAAATTCTTTCACGCTGATGGTTTGCACCAACGTCGGCAGCGGATACAACGCCCCACTTTGCATCGAACCCCAGCGCGGCAAGGTCAGCGAGAACGACATCGAGTCCTCTAGTAACGAGCATTGGGCTGTTCTCCACATAGACGTACTGTGGTCGTACTTCGCCAATGATGCGAGCCATGTGTTTCCACATTCCTGATCGGCTACCTGTGATTCCAGCGCCTTTTCCTGCCGCAGAGATGTCTTGGCACGGAAATCCTCCAGATATGACGTCAACAATACCTGCCCACGGTCGTCCGTCAAAGGTTCTACAGTCATCCCAAACCGGGAAAGTCGGGAGAATTTTGTCGTTTTGCCGTGCGACAAGTACGCTTGCTGGGTAAGGTTCCCACTCAACGGCACAGACTGTTCGCCATCCAAGGAGGTGTCCCCCAAGTATTCCGCCACCAGCGCCTGCGAAAAGAGCCAACTCATTCACGATTCCCCCTTTGGGTCTGGGCTAACACTTGGGCGCGGTGTTCTCTGAAAGTCTTCCGAATATCGGTAGCTTCACTTTTGACATACTTCCAATTGGGATCAAGCAATCCCGTGCGAGCCTGGGGGAAAGTTATGGCATCGAGAACCGGCTGCTCATCCTCACCTTGCAAGGCGCGCGTGGGAGATTTTTCATCTATATGTGTGCGCCCATACCATCGAACACACAACGCACCGAACAGAATGACCGCCAGGACAGCGTAAAAGATAAAAATATAGTCATAAATATTCATTTTCTACAGCTCCGAAAATTAGCCCTTTATAGGCGTTTGTTTAAAAAGTAATACCCAAGTACTTATGACGATAAAAAAGGGCTATAACAGCCCTTTAAATCGATTCTAAAGGGTTTGCTATTCGAACAATGCTATTTCATCAATACTTGAATCAGACAACCGACATAAAGTAGTGTGGCCACTGCTTGAGTACCAGGCTGGTATCTCGAATTCAGCCCTATCATTCTCTTGCATCGAATTTTCGACAGTACTTGCCCAAGCATTGATCATATTGTCAGTGTAATAACTCGCAGGTTTAATACTGTGCTCGCTAAGTAATTGACGAATCTCAGAAAAACCTTGAACGTTAACAATTTTATATTTCATGATATCCCCTAATTAGCTAAAATATCTAATGATTGATCGATGTAAACATATGCCACTATTGCAAAGCTTACCCAAAATACTACTCTTGCAATAATTTCTTGTTTGTTTGTCATGTCATATCCCTAAAATAAATCACTTAAAATTTCATATAAAACGTGCGCCGGTAACCCTGTAATCTCAAGCAAATCCGCCCAAGTTAGCTCACCTGATTCAAAGCTTGATCGTATTTTTTGGTAAGTCATTTTGTATCCCCTATAAAAGCCAGTAACGGACTGGCAACCGTTTACTGTTTATGCTGCAATCTGGCCTTTGGTAGCATCTAACCCTAAAATGTAGTCAGATGCCTTTTGAGCGAGTGCAGCAGCCTTAAATACAGCCTTATTATCATCACGCAAGCATTGCAGCCAATTGGCGATGTAACTGGCGTGTTGCAGTTTGCCGGTAATGCCGTGGTCAAAGCATAAAAAGGCTGCGCCCATCTCGGCCACCAGCTCCTCAAAAGCGTACTTAGAATCACCAAAACGCTTGCCTAGCACTCGGTCGCATCGTGACCTAGCACTAGTCCAGTGTGTCAGCTCATGAAAGGCTGTAGCGTAATAGTGGTCTGTACTGATAAAGGCTGATTGATGCGGTAATTGAATTGAATCGTGGCTTGGTGAGTAAAAGGCAGCATCACCACCATGCCGAATAATTGCACCAGTCTTAATGATGCGATCATCTGCTAAAGCAATCGGGTTAAAAGTTGAGTCAACCACGCTGGCCTGATCAGTGTATCCGTCTACTTGTGCCGCATTGAATACAAAATACGTTTTCAATAAAGCGTATGACTTGCCACCATCTGTAGACTCAGCATCTGCTACTGGCTTGACTACTGGTTGAAAGTAAACAATAGCTGTAGCCTTTTCTCCTTTGCGTACATTGGCGCCGAGCTCGGCCCATTGTTTATATGTTGCCCAATTAGCAGAGCTGTAGCCTTTAGACATAGAGCTGACACCAAGCAATAGGCGATTGATACCCTTGTATGCTTTCTTGCTGATAACGTTTTGATCTGCGCTGCTATCAGCTTGCCAAGGTTTGATCCAGGGCGATGCGCCACGCTCCAGCTCGGCAATGATGTTGTCAGTAACTGTTTGATAGATTGTCATCGTAACTTCTCCTAATGTATAAGCCTGATAAATGATGAGTACAACAGTTATGATTAGATCATGTATTGATGATCTAGTGTGAGCAATACTCTCAAATACTCACAATAATCTACTAGGTGTTTACACTAATAAGCAATACTTAGTGTCGTTGTATATATATCTATGTATTCTAATTATTATAATTAACTAGGGGGATAGTAACATAGTTACCTATAGTTATAGTGAGGCGACCCGAGCGTAGCAAAGGGCAAGGCGATGGGGGTATGCTACTCACCTACTACACGGCATAATCAATTATCGTATGGGGTCACTGACCCCTTACGTATATATAACCGGCTAGATATATTACTGTCGACCTAGTCGAATACTCAAATGGACATGGGACTAGAGCGTAATCGCTAGACGCGAATACTCTAGACGTTACAGCGCGGCATCTCGTCACAGTGTGGCCGGTGATGGGCTGGAGGGGCGGCTGGAGGGTGCACCTCTCCTTTCCCCCCCCAAAGAAAAATAGGCTTTTGCTGAGTATCTGTTATTATTTGTGTATTGCGTTATGGGGTTAGGTGATGATACAAGTAGATAAAGATATACCAGTGCCTACTAGACGAAGTAGGACGTTATATCCCTATGAAGACATGGAGATTGGGGATAGTTTCTTTCTTGAGGATATGCCGTTACAGCAGGTGTGTAACTCAAACCTACGGGCTGCCAAGCGGTACGGTAAGAAGTTTAGTGCTAGGACTGAAAACGGGGGGGTACGGGTATGGAGAATCGTTTGAACGACCTGTTGGACAAGTTGATGTTGGTTCATCTGGAGAAGGTATTAGACCTATTAGAGGATGAAGACAATGACGAAGATGCAGAAGTGTATGAAGCGGCTAAGAAGTTGTTTGTTTACTTTGGAGGTGAATTAGATGAGTATTAATGTGAACGGTGCAGAGGTGATTGAGGAGTTGATTCAAACGGCAGAGGATGCTGCGAGAAAACAATACCTTGATCGTGTGTGGGCGATGAACAAGACTGAGATGTTTGGTGAGTTGATGCGTGTGCACACTGAGAGCAATCGGTTGTTGACTGTGGCGCAGGGTCAGATTCAAGGTTTGCAGGAGCAGATTTTGAAGTATGGCAACCCAGTACACTAAGGAACTGTTGCGAACTCGCGTTGATTTGATGATTCAGATGCAACGTGCTTTAGCTTGCCGAACCAAGAAGCAGAAGATTAAGCTCGCCCGCGAGTGGAAAGAGAAATACTCTGAGAATATGTACAAAGAGTTGATTGCGTGTGCAAAAGATAAACGTGTACGCGCCAACATTGTGAACTGGGAAAATGATGGCCGCATTTAATCTGCAACAGTTCTACAACTTTTGTAAGCAGCTCAAGATTGAGACTAAAGAGCAAGGCTTACGCAAGATGGATAACTTGCTTGGCACTCAGAAATATGTGATGAGTGAGATTGCCAAAGGACTAGAAGAGGATGTGCACTTCTTTACAATCCTCAAAGGCCGGCAGTTAGGGATTACTACAATCTCTTTGGCACTTGATCTGTACTGGCACTTTATTAACCCAGGCTTGCAAGGCACACTGACCACCGATACGGAAGAGAATCGGGATATGTTTCGTTCTACCCTTGCGATGTACATGGAAGGCTTACCGAAAGAATACAAGATACCTGTGATTGCACATAACCGCACACAGATGAGTCTGAAGAACCGCTCTCGG